CAAAATCACAACGATTTAAAGCTTTGAAAAAATATATTATGTTGTCTAAAAGGGTGGTCGGGCTTACGGGAACCCCTGCCCCAAATGGCTTTATGGATTTATGGAGTCAACTCTATTTGATTGATGGCGGAGCAAGACTTGGTAAAACATTGACGTATTACAGAGAAAAATATTTTATGCCCAATCAAAGAAATGCGACGACTATATTCAATTATACTGTAAAAAAAGGTGCGGAAAATGCTATCAAACAACAAATTTCTGATATTTGTATGTCTATGCAGGCAAATGATTGGCTGGATTTGCCTCAAAGAATGGATTTGTTGCAGGCGGTGCAGTTTTCGGAATTGGAGCGTAAACGCTATGAAAAGTTCGAAAAAGATAGCTATTTGCAGTTTTTAAATGAAGAAATTACAGCAAATTCGGCGGCTGCATTGACAAACAAACTATTGCAGTATTGTAATGGTGCGGTGTATACACAAGATGGCGGTCGTGTAGAGGTAAATCGTAAAAAATTGGAAAGATTGGAAGAAATCGTTGACACCGCAAACGGACAACCTATATTGTGCTTTTATAATTTTAGGTTTGATTGTGACAGTATAATAAAAAAATTTCCTTTTGCCGTGAAATTAGAGGGAGAAAATGATATAAAAAATTGGAATGATGGCAATATTCCTTTGCTTCTGGTGCATCCAAAAAGTGCAGGGCACGGGCTAAATTTACAACAAGGCGGTAATATTATAGTATGGTTTGGATTAAATTGGAGTTTAGAATTGTATCAACAGGCAAATGCCAGACTTCACAGACAGGGACAGCAAAAAACGGTGATAATACATCATTTGATAGTAGAAAACAGTATCGAACAAAGAGTGTTTCAAAGCCTACAAAAAAAGGAAAATGTACAGGAAGGGCTTTTGCAGGCTTTAAAGGTGAAATATGAAAGACAAAACCTTGAGGGCTAGCCCTCAAACTCCTACAAGCCTTTGAAAAGGCTTGAGCGAAACTTTAAAAGCGAAACATGCGTTTCGCTAAAAACTTTTGCTTTTGTAATAGTATATCATACAGTATTGTGATAAACAATAGGAGGCGGAATTTATGAAAGCAAAAGAGTATTTACAGCAATTACAAAAATTGGATATTGTAATCAATCAAAAATTGCAGGAATTGTACGAATTGAAAAAGTTGCAGGACATAAAAGCGATTGACTATACAAAAGAAAAAGTACAAAGTAGTAGGCAAAATGGTGCAAATTTTGAAACTATTTTAATAAAAATAATAGATATGGAAAATGAAATCAATGACGAAATTGATAGATTTATTGACAAAAAACACCAGATGATAAATCAAATACAAAATTTGGATAATTCAAAATATATTCAAGTGCTTTATAAAAGGTATGTGGAGTATAAAAGATTGGAAATGGTGGCTTGTGAAATGGCTTATACATTTCAATATGTCGTTTTGCTACATGGGCAGGCATTAAAGGATTTTGAGCAAAATTTTCTATAGAAATTCAATGTAATTTTATGACATAATGGTAATATGAAATATTGGGAATAGTCAAATGGCTATTCCTTTTTTATTTAGGGGGTATGCTTGTGAAGGAAAAACAAAAGCGTTTTTGTGAAGAATACCTTGTTGATTGTAATGCTACACAAGCAGCTATTCGAGCGGGGTATTCTAAAAAGACAGCGAGAGCAATAGGACAAAGATTGTTGACAAATGTTGACATTAAAAAGTATATAGAGCAGCAGCTTCAAAAGCTGAAAAATGAGAAAATCGCCGATGCACAGGAAGTGCTAGAGTATTTGACTTCCGTTATGAGGGGCGAGCAGAAAGAGCAAGTCGCTTTGTTGACAGGGGAAGGCGTACAGGATTTGGTGCAAAAAGATGTTTCAGCAAAAGACAGGCTCAAAGCTGCTGAACTCATAGGGAAAAGATATGCTTTATTCACGGAAAAAGTAGAATTGCAAGGCGAAACAACGGTACAGATTGTGGACGACATACCAATGAAAGAAGGCAATAGCACTTGATTAGTTTAAAACAGCTTATAGCACCATCTTTTTATGAAATTCATAACGATTTGAAACAATTTCGACATACCCATTATTGGCTGAAAGGTGGCAGGGGTAGTACAAAGTCGTCTTTTATATCGCTAGAGGTCATACTAGGCATTATGAAAGACACTCAAGCAAATGCTGTTGTGCTTAGAAAAGTCGGACAGACGCTTCAAGGTAGCGTTTACGAGCAGTTGCAATGGGCGGTGTCGGTGTTGGGCGTTGAGGGGTATTGGGTAAGCAAATTAAGTCCTCTAGAGATGAAGTACATCGCTGACGGACGAGAAAATAAAATCGTGTTTAGAGGGGCTGACAAGCCCAAAAAAATCAAATCTACCAAATTCAGAAAAGGCTATTGTAAATATATATGGTATGAAGAAGTTGACGAGTTTGGTGGTATGGAAGAAATTCGTACTATCAATCAGTCGTTGTTGAGGGGTGGTAGCGATTTTGTGGTGTTCTATTCCTACAATCCGCCACAAAGCCAGTCAAATTGGGTAAATGAGGAAGTTTTGCAGAAAAGAAATGACCGACTAGTACATCATAGTACGTATTTGACTGTACCGCCTGAATGGCTAGGACAACAGTTTTTGATAGAGGCGGAACACCTCAAAAATGTAAAACCTATGGCATATCAACACGAGTATATGGGGGAAGTGACAGGTACAGGCGGTGAAGTTTTTACCAATTTAACGCTTAGAGAAATTACGGATAGTGAAATCAGTCACTTTGACCATATCGCAAGAGGTATTGACTGGGGCTATGCTGCCGACCCTTTTCACTATACTGTCAATCATTATGATAAAACAAGAAGGCGTTTGTATATCTATTATGAAATTCAAATGCTAAAATTGAGCAATAGAAAAGCAGCGGAATTGGTAAAAAAAGAAAATAAATGGAATGATGTTGTAATATGTGACAGTGCAGAGCCAAAAAGTATAGCAGAAATGTATAGCTATGATTTAAGAGTGTTGAAAGCAAAAAAAGGTTCTGATAGTGTGCAATATGGCATAAAGTGGTTGCAGGATTTGGAAGAAATTGTAATTGACCCTAAAAGATGCCCTAACACCGCTAGGGAATTTTTGGAGTATGAACTCGAAAAGGACGCAAACGGTAATTTTAAAGGCTGTTTTCCAGATAAAAACAATCATAGCATTGACGCTGTACGCTATAGTCGTGAGTTCGATATGAGAAATGTTAAAATTGGATAAAGTGAGGTGATAATATTGTTTTTAACACAAACAGACTTAATCAATGCGAAATTGCTGGCGGAAGGGGCATTGAATGAAAGCGATATATTGAAATATATTATAAATGATGACATTGATAGCCAGCAAAAAAAGAATATGCAAAAAGGTGAAAGGTATTATAACGGGGAACATGATGTACTACAGAAAGATTTTACTAGTTCGAAATTATTGGAAGCAGAGAAAAAAGAGGGAATAGTACAACAAAAATTTACCACATTTCGTAACATCAATAGAAGCAATCATAAAAATATCAATGCCTTTTTGAAAATACTGGTAGACCAAAAAACCGCTTATTTAGTGAGCAAAGAGCCTACAATTAAAGTGTCTGGTGCAGAAGAAAATACAGAACAAAAAGCATATGAAAAAATGTTGTGTGAGTTTGCAAATGACAACTTTAATGAAGTTTTGCAGGATTTGGTGACAGGGGCAAGCTGTAAAGGTTTTGAGGCATTACACATTTACTATGACGATAATGGAGAATTGCAGTATTGCATTGTGCCAGCGAATGAGATAATAGCGATTTACGATACAAATAATCAGAAAGAACTGCTTGAAGTGATACGCTATTATGATATTACGGTAGTTGAAAATGGGCAAAAATATATTCGCAAAAAAGTAGAATGGTGGACGAAACAAAATGTCACATATTATATTGAAAAAGAAAGCAATTTGTTTGTAAAAGATACGTCTATTTCGGTCAATCCCGCTCCCCACTATTGGAGTATTACAACATTAGACGGCTTTCAGAAAAACAAACAAGGGCATAGTTGGGGACGTGTGCCTTTTTTGTTGCTCAAAAATAACCGAAACAGTACCACCGATTTAGAGCACATAAAAGGCTTAATTGACGCTTATGACCTCATATCTAGTGAAGGTACGAACAACTTTTTAGACCTTGTGGAGTTGTATTGGGTAATATACGGTTTTGGTGGCGATGAAGCAAGCGATGTGTTGAAAAAACTACAAATTAATAAAGCGGTAAATATATTGACAGATAGTAGGGATAGTAGAGTTGAGGCGAAACAGGTGGAATTGCCCGTTGCTGGTAGGTTAGAATTTCTCAAAATGTTGAGAAAAGATATATTTCATTTTGGTATGGGTGTTGATACTGATAGTGACAAATTTGGTAATGCCCCATCGGGCGTTAGCTTGAAATTTCAGTACACGCTACTAGACCAAAAAGCAGGCAATATGATAGCAAAATTAAGAAAAGTCATAAAAGAATTGTTATGGTTTGTGACAGAAGATTACAACAGTAAACACAATACAGTATATGACGCAAATGACATACAAATTGATATTAACAAAAATATTATCACAAATGATGTTGAAACAGTGAACATGATACAATATAGTAAGGGCATTGTTTCGGACAAAACGCTTTTGAGTATGCACCCGTTTGTATCAGATGTCAATGCAGAATTGCAGGAATTGGAGGCTCAAGAGCAAAAAGAGTTAGAAAAGTTTGGTGATATGTATGCCACA